CTATTCCTTATGCACGCGAAACCGCTCGCGGATCGTCAACGACAGCCTCAATCGAGTCGTCGTTCATTAAACGATATTCCTGCTTTCCAACTTTAAAGCGCGTACCAGTATTGGCACGGAACATCACGTAGTCGCCTACTTTGCACCAAGGCCCAGTAGGGAATCTTTCTTTGTCGCTATAGGCTTCTGCGCCCATATCCAACACAACACCCACAGTAGATAGGATGTATTCCTCTCTAACTGTTGAGCTAGCCTTAACAAGACCACTGTCCCCAAAGGTTTCTTCCACGTTAGGAAGGGCAATAAGCACCCTGTACCCCACCGGTTTTGGAATCGAGGCTTCTAGCTCCTCTTGGGTTTTGATCTCTTCAGCTATTTTCTTTTGCCTTTTCTCTTCCAATGCAGTCATTGCTGGAGCTACCGAGGCGTCAGCCCCCACTCCGGTTACCGTAATGGTTTCAGTCATCTTCATCTTCCATATAGTTACGCGAAAGGTCATTTATTTCTCTTAATGCCACGTCAAGACCTCGAATGACGCCACACACCTCCTTATACCCAGCGTAGTCATTTGCCCCACCTGAGTGTAAGAATTCTTCGCTAGAGCTTTTGTACTCTGTTAATTTCTCATTTAGCACGTCAAAGACGGTTTTAGCCATTATCTTCCCTGCCCTCTATATTCTTTAAAACTACGACGTTTGTGCTTATTCATAGAATTTATTTTAAAAGCGCCGTTGCCAATGCTTGTACCTTTTACATTACGGTTTAGGCGTATAGCTTCGGCGGAGTCCATACCTGATTTTTTAGCCACCTTGTGGTCCTCTTTGTTGCATCTGTTGTGCTCTAGTCATGTCTAGGATTGCCTTCGCTTCGTCTAAGTCTTGCTTAGCGTTAGCCATGTCTGTCTGAGAAGCTATGCGAGTTGCTTCAATAGTTGAGGTTGCCTGCGCTTTCTTAGCATCGAGGTCCAGTTTAGCGGCTGCAAGTGCTGCATCTGCTTGATCTTTCTGAGCTTTTCTCTGTTGCTCAGCGGCCTTAAGCTGTAGCTCTTGCTGTTGCATCTGGATGATTGGGTCTTGCGCCTGTTGCTGCGCTTGCTGTTGAGCAGCCTGCTGTTGATGCGCCTGAGTAAGCTGGATAGCCGCCTTAGACTGTAGCTGGGCAAGCTGTACTTCCATCTCCCGATCCATCTCTTCGTTAGGCGCCGGTAGAGGTGCACCAATTCGCTCTTCAATCTGCTGGCGATACAAGAAGGCTGTATGCTCGGCAATGTGAGCCTGTAAAGACGCCATGATCTGGTTAGCCATCGGATTCTGTCCGATAGTCTGCATAACCATTGGGTCTTGCATAAAGGCTTGGTGAGTAGCAATGTGCGCCTGATGATCTTGGTACATAAACGCCTTGATCGGGTCTCCCACTAGAGCGTTCATGTTCTCGCTTACCGGATCGGTAGGCTTCATGTCATCTTCAGTTGGTACGAGCTTATCGGCGTTCTTAATACCCAAGACCTCGATCATCTGACGATGAAGCTGTGGGAGGTCGTAGATTTGTGGGGTGGCCTGCGCCATCTGCAACACGGTTTGATACTGGACCACTCGCTGGGCCATTGTGCTGCTGTTGGGATCACTGACGGGAATTACTTCCACCATGGCATAGTCGGCGCGTCGCGCGCGGGGTTCACCACGATCAGGCACGTACATATACTCTTCCGGCGCATACTCAGCAATGATCTTTCTAAGGAGTTTAAACTCCTGCTTCATCGCGTAATGGACACGGGATTGCACCGCTGCCATCGGCTTGAGAGTACGCTCTAGTAGAGCGAGTGTTGTTCCGACAGGCGCATTAGCGCTCATGTCAGAGATGTTCATATCCGAGATCGCCCCCAAACGTCGGCCTTCTTCGGTGATCTGCTTCAATAATGCAAGAAGTGTTTGGCTAGGCTCTTTGTATGGCAGCGGCATAATATTGTCGCGGATGCTGCCAGACGGTACATCTACATCACGGAACTCGCCGGGACCAATCGGTGTGTCGTCGCCCTTAACTCGTAGTCCGCGAGATTTGAGACCACCGGGGAGATTGGATAGGCTTCCAGCGTCCACGAGCTGACGGATAAGGCTAGTGCCAGCTTTAGCGTAACCACCAATAATATGAATGAGGCCGAGTCCATAGAATCCAAATCCGGGAACGTACACATAGTGCACGAAATGTTGACGTTTTAGTGTCAAAGGATCGTCAGGGTTCCAGTTGCGGCGTACCGCCAGTACTTCACCTGTACCCTTTTCAAGCGTTACCACATAAGGCTTGGCTATCTGTAGACCGTCGTAGTCTCCCTCTTCGTCTGCGCCATCAATACCGTCAATAATCAGGTCAGCGTGGACCTCAAGTATTGTGTAGCGATCATCCGAAGTAAGGGATATACCTGACTGCTCTGCTTTTGCCTCTTCTATATCGCTAAAGAACGAAACTGGGTCGCCTAACTCTACTTCTCTGTAGAATCCAGCGGCCTGTAGCTTGATGATCTCGTTTTTTGTCTTGCGCATTACATGCGTAACACGCTCCGCAGACTCAATATTAGAGGCTCCGTAAGGGACAATTACGTCTTCAGCAGGGATATAAATAGCGACTTGGCGGCCTAAATTGGGGTCAAAATACACCTTTTTGAAGGCTGAACCGGCCAATCCGAGGCTATATAGCATACGCTCATGTTCGGGGCGGTATTCTACCATAACCTCAGTTAATTCATAGTTCATATCCGTTTTTACACGGAGGGCTGCATCTTCCTTATCTTTAGTGGCCTCACCGAGAATCTTAGTCTTTACAGGGCCAGCAGCGGGGAATGTCTCGCTCATAGCTTCGGCTTGGAAACGGATAGCGGCTTCCGCCAAAATGTTGCTATATACGCCACAAGAGTTTTCCCAAGGCTCAGTACGCTCTTCGTAGTTGAAGCCTATGACATCGAGACCCTTTACATAGCTATCAGCCCAGTCACGGCGGGCAGACATATCCCCTTCTATAGCCTCACACAGGTCACCAGAGATTTCCTGTAACTGTTTGTCGTCGAGATACTCGGCTAGGTTTGCGTCGAATGGCGCCATGTCTGCCTCTTCAACCTCTTCACCAAAGCTAATTTCAACGCTGCCGTCTTCAAGCTCTACCATAACGGGCAGGTCGCCTTCAGTAACAACATCAATGCCAACCATAGCTTCAGGGGCCATCTCTTCGCCCATCAACTCTCCGTCAATGCCTTCAGGCATTCCGTACAAACCTTTCTCAATAGCCATCTAAATATCCTCTTGGCCCCACTTCCCTATCGGGCACTGGGCTTTTGTAAAAAACACTTTAATAGGCATTATGCACCCGCATTTCTTACACTGGTTAATTTTCTGCCTGAACTCTGGACACTCCGCGCACACGTTTAATCTTCTGCCCGCCATCTGTTTAACTTCAGGCGAAAACAAACGGAAATTCTTTCTTATCCAACTCTCGGACTTAGGGTCTATCTTATCCATTAGTAATACCCACTCCGGCGGCGGTACATAGGATCATCCTCCTCTTCGTCTGAAGGTAACCTTATGAATCCACCTTTCCTGAACCGCATCATTGCTAGAGACACGGAGTCCACATAGTCATCATGCTCGCCTGCGGGAAAGCTAGCAACCTCATCAATTACTTCCTCCGCCCACTGTGTGTTAGGCGCCCAGACCATTCCCGAAGCGAACAGGTCTGATACCGCATTCAATCTGCTTATCTTGTCATTACCCCGCGTCGGGGTGTACTCCTGTACCGGGATGCCCATCGCCCTAAGCTCATAGATCAGAGGCGATCCTGATGCCTTCTTCTCGACAATCAGCGCATCTGGCTCCCAGCCGTAGTACTGGTCTACCGCCGTCTTCTTCAGCGTCGGGAACTCCATCCGCTCCCTGTACGCGTTGAGCAATATAATGTTAGCCCTGTTCACGCCTTCCGCGTCGGGCTGGTAGAACACACCCCACGTTGTACACGCAGAGTAGTCCGACCTGTTAGTCTTCTCGAACGCCGTATCCCAAGACTGCAATATAAAGTCTACGCTCGGTGGGTCCTCTTTCTCCCACGTCTGCCACCAATCTCGCTTGATGATGGCTGATGTCTCGGATGTCGGTTGCTGTTGGTACTGCGCCATCCACTTACTGTTGGGCAGTTCTTCCTTCAACGCACTAAGTTCTTGCAACGACCAAAACTCAGGCCACAGCGGGTTACCCGAGGCATAAGTGCAGGAAATTCAATAACTTCCCAGTCATCCCCACCTCGCTGGGCCGATGACTTAAGCACCCTCGCTGTCAAATCCCTGAGCGACCAGCGCGTCATTACTATGACGATAGCTCCGCCCGGCTGTAGACGCTGACGAGGACCCGAGGTGTACCACTCGTATGTCTTGTCGTATATCTCTGGACTGTTCTCAGCCAGAGCTGCCTCTTGTTCCGAGTGGGGGTCATCAATAATCAGTAGGTCCGCGCCCTTACCGGTTACCGCACCGCCAACACCGATAGCGAAATAGTCGCCACCCTTACTCGTATTCCATCTTC